ACGAAAGACGGACTATATCTTAAAAAACATTTGAAAGAACAAGGTATATACAAATTAGGAGATTGTGATGTTAATTCCTCTCCAAGAAACGGTACTTTTGAAAAACATATAAAAGAAGTAGAAAATGATTTTTGGAATAACAGATTCAAAATTTATAATCAATGGAAAATAGATTGGTATAATAATTATTTGAAAAGGGGGTGGATTGAGACCTTAACGGGATTTAGAATAGAAGGAGAGTTCAAAAGAAATGAGATTATCAATTATCCGGTACAGGGAACGGCATTTCATTTTCTTCTTTGGAGTTTAATTAGAATACAAAAGATATTAAACAAATATAAAATGAAAACTAAAATTGTAGGTCAGATTCACGATAGCATAGTAAGTGATGTGTATAAGAAAGAATTGAAAGATTATTTAGAAATATCCCAACAAATTATGACTATAGATATTATAAAATATTGGAAGTGGATAAATGTGCCTTTGACAGTAAAAGCAGAAATTGCCCCATTAAATAAATCGTGGTATGAGAAAACGGAACGGTAAAAAATGATTAGAAAGGAGTCTAAAAAATGAGTAAAATTATAGACTACCAAACATTACAGTTACAGAGCCTTGATATTTCTATTTGTAGTGGAGAGGGAGATTTATCAAAAAGAATACAATATCTGCAAAAGCTCAAGGGCATTCAAAAACCTGCGGCAGAAATCAGCCATAGTGCGGCGATTGTGAAAATACCGAAAGAAAAGGCTTTGTTGCTCAATGTCCCCCTCGATTCGGACAACTTGTACGTTACCGAAACTACTACATTAAATAAATGGTGTGGCAAGAAAGGCTTGCAAATAAACAGCTTTCAGGAATGGCTCAGGAATTACAATGGTAGAGTATGGGTACGTAAACTTGACTTTACAAGAACAGCGGATTTTGACACAGAACTCGTTAAGTTTATTTTTCAACACCTGCAAGACCCGAAATCGCAAAAATATGAATCAGGAATACCCGGATTATTGGAACTTATACTTTGTGAGTTTGGTATTAAAAAATCCATTCTTCAGACAGCCGAGTTGCATTGTACTGAATGGGTGGCTGAATTATTGAAACGGTTTAAATTACTTTTTGATTACGTTTCGTCCAATAGAATGCCACCTTGTGAGTGGTGGGGCGACATCAATGTTATTACTGGTTTCACTATACTTTGCTCTAAAATTTATGATATTCGTCAAAGCTCATTAGACCTGTTTATACTTGCCCCAATTAGCAAACCAATCAGAATAAAATAAGGAAAAGTGGTGAAATAATGGAACTATATAAAAAATACAGACCAAAAAAATTAGAGGAAATGATTGGACAAGATTCAATTATAAAATCCCTGCGAAGTAAGATAAAAAGAAATAAGGTGCCCCATTCTATATTATTTACCGGTCCATCTGGTTGTGGTAAGACTACTTTAGCGAGGATTCTGAGAAGAAGTTTGAAATGTCATAAACACGAATTTAAGGAAGTTAATACAGCGGACTTCCGTGGTATAGATACTATCCGACAAATTAGACAGCATATGAATCTGTCTCCACTCCGAGGCGATTGTAAGATATGGTTAATTGATGAATGTCATAAATTATCTAATGATGCCCAAAATGCCCTCTTAAAAATACTTGAGGATACTCCAAACCACGTTTATTTTATGCTTGCTACTACTGACCCACATAAGTTATTAAAAACGGTAATAAACAGATGCTCTCAAATTTCCGTCTCTCCTCTTTCAGATACCAATATACTTACCCTGATAGAAAATATATCCAATTTAGAAAAAATTAAAATATCATCAGAAGTCTCTACTAAAATTATAGAAGTGAGCGAAGGCTCCGCTCGAAAAGCTTTGGTGTTGTTAGATTTAATTATTGATTTAGATGATAAAGAGGATATGTTAAAGGCCATTAGTGATGCTATAAGCGAAGAGCAGGGTATTGCAGTAGCGAGAGCCTTGTTCAATCAAAGAATAAGATGGCCTGATATGGCTAAGATATTAAAGAACATCCAAAAAGAGGAGTCGGAATCTATCAGATGGATTGTTTTAGGATATGCAAAGTCAATTTTATTATCAGGAAGTAAACTTTCAGGCAGGGCTTATGAGGTAATAGATATTTTTCGAGATAATTTTTATGACTCCAAACTTGCAGGATTATCGGCTTGTTGTTATGAAGCAGTTATTAGAAAAAATTAAAAATATATTAGAGAAAACACGATAATATAATATATAGAAAGGAAAACAAGATGACAAAAGAAAAAAGAGTATATGAAAAAGTCTACACTCAAGAGGATTTATTGGATGTGGAAATTTTCAATATTGATATGAATATATTAGATAAAGAATGGATTAATCAACCTAAGATTTTCTTCAGATATGCTTCTCAATTAGCAGATGCAAGAAGAAGAATGGAGGAAGTTAAAGCAGAAGCGGACGTAGTGAAGGCAGAGATAGATTTAGATATTAGAAGCAACCCATCCAACTATAATCTGGAAAAGACTACAGAAGCTTTAATATCTAATTTAATTCTACAGCAGGAGAAATATCAAAAAGCCTTAGCAAAAATTAGAATAAAAAAACACAAAGTTGATATATTACAGGCGGCGGTAACTGCTTTGGAACATAGAAAAAGTGCGTTAGAAAGATTAGTTTCTCTTCACGGTCAAAACTACTTTTCTACTCCCAAAGCCCCTGATAATGCGGGGAGGGAAATAGCAGAAGATATAGAAAAGGAAACTGCTCGCAATTTAGTAGGAAGAAAACGCAGGAGAAGGAGCTAATATGTATAATATATCGATAATAATTGCATTAGGTATTATAATATTACCTATTATTATATATTTATGCGTCAAATATGGAACTATTGCTTTTTATAAAGGCAGGGAATTTATAGAAAAAGAAATGAAAGAAAACAATAACTAATTTTTGAAAGGAAGTGTTAAATGGCTGCAAAGAAACAAAAAAAGAGAAAAGAGAGAAGAAGTACGGTAGAAGCAACGAGAAAGAGAATGGATACCCATTCTTCTGGTTTTGAAAACACGGTTCTCAATATACCAGAGGGAGCGGAGCTATTCAAACTTAAATCTACCAAACCAGTACGTATAGATATTCTTCCTTATGAAGTAGGCTCTGGTAATAAGTATGCTGATGAAGGGATGTTATATTTTGAGCGTACTTATTACGTACACAGAAATATAGGTGCGGAAAATGGTTGGTATGTATGCCCGAAGAAAACTGCTGGAAAGAGATGCCCCATTTGCGAATTTATAGCTAAACATTGGGATGATGAGGATTTTGAGCAAGATAATTTGAAGAATATGACAGCAAGTCAACGTCAATTATTTAATGTAGTAGATGTAAAAGACCCGGACCGCAAAGTTCAAATTTGGGATATATCCCATCACTTCTTTGGTAAGCTATTAGATGCAAAAATAAGAAATGCTGATGAAGATGATGCCTATGAGACCTTTGCTGATTATGATGAGGGAATGACTTTGAAATTGGGTATCGAAGAAAATCATTACGGGGGCAGGACAAGCTATTTTGTTAATGATATAGAATTTAAAATTCGCAAAAATCAGTACGAAGAAGATATACTTGAAAAGGTCTATAATTTAGATGAGATGATTAAGATTCTGGATTATGATGAACTTAAAAAGATTCTTTTACAGACAGATGATGAAGACGATGATTCAAACAAGAAATCTAAGAAAAGTAAAACCGCTGCAAAAACTACGTCTAAAAGGAAAGAAGATGAAGATGACGACTTAGATGATGAAGATGAAAAAGAAGATGAAGATGATGACTTAGATGATGAAGATGAAAAAGAAGATGAAGATGAAGATGATGATGAAGATGACGATGACGACTTAGATGATGAAGATGATGATGAAGATGAAGATGAAGATGAAGATGAAGAGCCTAAGAAAAAGGTAACTAAGAAAAAGGTAACTAAGAAAACAGCTAAAAAAGTAAGCAGGAAGCGCAAGTAGTATGAATGGAGTCGGGGGTGGTTATTAACTACCACCCCCAATTTTACTATGAAAACAAAAGATATAAAAAACAAGTTGAGGGCAAGAACAAAAGAAACTACTTTATCCAGTAAAGATTTTTTAAGTACCGGAAGCACCCTTCTTAATCTCGCTTGTACTGGAAAACCATTTCAAGGATTTGCTAAGG